AGCCCCGCGATGTTCGTGCTTGAGAAGTGCATGAAGAAGCGCAGCCCCGTCGGCGCCGCAGCCTATCGCGGCACTGCCGTTGAGAGCGGCATCGTCGAGGGCCTGCTCAACGGCTCTGATGACGAGACGTGCGCGAAGTTGGCGCAGGCCGAGTTCGACAAGCTCACTGCGCTCTCAGGCGACAGCCGCCGCGAGAAGGAGGCGGCCGCCATTGGCGACATGGTCAAGATGGGCCTGTCTGAGCTGCGCCCCTATGGGAAGCCCACCTCGACGCAGGGCAAGATTGAATATCGCATTGAGGGCCTGATGGTCCCGATGATCGGCTTCTATGACTTGGAGTGGGCCAATCATGGCATCCTCACTGATATTAAAACTACTCACGCACTCCCGTCGAAAATATCCACCAGCCACGCGAGGCAAGTTGCTCTCTATGTCGCTGCACGGGGCAACAATCTCGATGCGCGTCTCACCTACGTCACCTCCAAAAAGGTGGCTACTTACCACTTGGAGAATGTGGAGCAGCATGTGCTGGCTCTGGAAAAGATTGCGCTGACGATCCAGCGTTTCCTGTCGATCTCGAACGACCCCGCCGAACTGGCGGCCATCGTCGTGCCGGAGGTGGACAGCTTCTACTTTGCAGATCCGATGGCCCGTAAGGCAGCGTTTGACGTGTGGGGGCTGTGATGGAAGATATTGAAATTCTGTGGAATGAAGACCTTCAATGCGGGCTTGAAGCGGTTCACTATCTCTTCAAAGAGAAGATAGTGTTTCTTGATCTGATGCCGCAAAACAGCACGGACATGAATGGGACAATTAAGTACTGCACAAAATTGTTCCCTGACGTTGCCCGCATTGATGTCAGGTCAAAGCTTCGCGAGCCCTACGTCTATTTCCTTGATGGAGGAGAATGGAAGGTGGGCCGTTACGCGGCATAAAGTTTCGCCCATGTGGGCAAAGGCAAGGGGCCAGCCATATGGCCCCATCATGGAGTATGGAAAATGGCACTTGGTTTCTCTTACGGCGGCACCGGCGGTGGCGCTGACTTCCTTCCCATCGTGAAGTTCGACGCCCGTGCGGGTCGTTTCTTCCGTGTGGACCGTGAGGATGGCGTATCTACGCCTCACGACATTACTCGTAACTTCAAGGCGGTCTTTGACTTCGAGAACCTCGAAGTGGGCTGGATCTCCTTCAACGCCGGGTCGGCGCCCGACTTCCAGATGGTCCCCTTCGGGTCGGCCTTCGGTGAGCGTCCCTCCGACGCCCACAAGCGCGGCATCCGCATGGCCGTCAAACTGTCTGGTGAGTGCGGCGGCGACTGTCGCGAGCTTGCAGGCACGTCTGCGGCCATGATGAAGGGCATCGACCTTCTGCACGACGACTACATCGCTGGCGCCAGCGCCAACGCAGGCAAGCTGCCTGTCGTCGTCCTTGAGGACACGATCCCGATTGAGAGTGGTTCGGGGGCGAAGAAGTCCACGAACTATCAGCCTGTCTTCAAGATCGCTGGTTGGGTAAAGCGTCCCAGCGGCCTGAACGACAGCGCCCCGCAGGCTGACAAGTTCATTCAGCCTCAGATGTCGGCGCCCAAGGCCCCGCCGTCCACCGGATCGACCCGTGCCGCGCCTCCCAAGGCCAAGGCCGCAGTCGTCGATGACGATGAGGACTTCGGCTAATCAAACCGGGGCGGGCTTCGGCTCGCCCCATCACCAACTGGAGAGTGACATTGAAGTTTCTGCTCACGATGAACATGCCAGCCCACCGAGGTGGCCCCATTCACCAAATCACCTGTGAGCATCCCGCAAAGAACCTCACCGAGTTCTGCGACGCCCTAGAAAAGAGCGAGTTCATCCTTGTCGAAGAGTTCTATCGAGATACCGAAGCGCCGGAAGGCTCAGACCCCTACTATTCGGTCGGTTTTACTGCGCTCAACTATCGTGTCATCGGCAAGATTAAAGAGCTGGGGACTGTCACGACCGCCAAAAAGTCCATTAAATTTGGAGATAGATATGAACAGAACCTTCGAAAGGGTAACCTTTAACGGTGAAGCCCACACCGCAGGGTACAAGGTAACGTGCTGCCGCTGCCAGAGTGTAGATAACATCGGCGCCGGTTCTCACTCCGGCAACTTACCGCCCGAGGTGATCAGTAAAAAGTTCACGCAGCGCGGGTGGCGCCTCGGCAAGCGTTTGAATTTGGACGTCTGCCCCCAGTGCATCACCAAAGAAAAAATCTCTCGCAAGTCGATCAAGCTCGGCGACTTGTCGAAGAATGACGTGCAGGTGCTCGGCCTTGGGGCGGCGCCACCCCATCCCGTCGAAGAGAAGACCCTGACGATCATTGAGGCCATCAGGTTCGGATGGGCGAGCAAGCCCACAATCTACCGTTACATCGCAGACGGCAGGCTTCCCTGCATAAAGGAGGACGGAAAAATGCTCCGCGTGAAAGAAAGTGACTTAGAGAGCGCCTTTAAAGACATGCGCAGATCTGCTCCCCGGCCAGTCATTCACTTGAAGACCAAGCAGTCAGTGAATGAACCGGCACCGCCAGTTAATGACCCCAAGCCCCTATTGAATGAAGGAGACGCCCCAGTGGCCACCATACCCATAGCCCCCATGACAAAGGAAGACCGGCGCATCATCTTCAGCGAGATTGACAGCCACTACCTCGACGAGCTGCGCGGCTATGCCAAGGACTGGGACGACCTGAAAGTGGCCACCGGGCTGAAGGTCCCCGTTGAGTGGGTCCGCGTCATCCGAGAAGATAATTTTGGCGCTGAGAAGGGAGACCAAATTGGCATTGAAATTGAGAAGCTCAAAGCGTCCAGCGCCGAGGCCGAGAAGCTGATCCAGACCATGCGCACTCTGTGGGAGGCGATGGATAAGACTCTTGAAGAGTTTGAGGCCAAGCAGGCCGCCCTTTCCGAAGAGGCCACCAAAGTCCACGCCGCCATCGCGGACGCGAGGGGCAAGATCGACGCCTACACCAACGGCAAATGAGGAGTGCAGAAATGAACCACACTGATATTTTGACCCAGTCCGTTCTCACGCTCCGCGACCGTGACGCCCAGTATGGCAGCATGCAGGACACCATGATCCGTGCATGTGAGATCTTCGAGATGATCACTGGCAAGGAGCTGTCACCCTATCACGCCAACATCTTCATGCATGCTCTGAAGCTGGCGCGTGTCAGGACATCTCCCGGCAAGCTCGACAACTACATTGACGGCATCAACTATCTGGCCTTCGCTGGCGAGTTTGCCGTGCCCACGGGCAGCGCCGAAGAGATCGTCAACGCCGGGATGCGTGACCTCGTCGATCAGCTCAACACGCAGGAGGGCTAGATGGAGATGGAGTTAAACGACAAGCATCTGACGATGCTGCTCGCGGCGATTGGTCAGAAGCTCTCCAATTCTGAAGAGGAGGCATATGGGCCGAGCCTCGCCTGTGTCGCCAGCTTCGCCACGAAGCTCATCACGACTGTCGTCGTCGGCCATGCTGACAGTCGCGAGGAGGCCCTTGAGGGCGTCCGCAGCGCCCTCGCAGACTGCGAGATAATGGTCAACAAGGCCTATGACGTTATCGAACCGTTGTTGGCTATGAGAGATGGAAAGGCTCACTAATGTCTTACGCAAAAGGCGATCTCACCTGTGACGAGAAGCTCAGGGCGGCCTATGCCTACCTGATCAACGGCATCCCGCAGCACCACATTGCCGCCCTCTACGGCGTCAATCAGGGCCGCATTAGTGAGGCCGTGGCGCTCGTGGCCAAGGCATGCGGGTTCCCCATCAAGGGAGGCGCCGTGCAGGACGTGTCGGACGAGTTCGGCATGCCGTACACCCCGGCGGACGCCAGCTTCCTCAAGAATAGGACCACCCCGGAAAACAGGTAGTCCCAAATTGGTACAGCGTATGCGTGTCTGCGTTAATGAAATGGCGACTTCTCTGCCCTAGAGTGGGGAAGTCGCCGCCATTGATATGGAGATTGACATGGCCCGCATACAGGACAAGTTGAGGAAGACCAACCTCTTCATCGACCCCGCCTACCCCGTCAGCAAGAGTGTGCTGATCAACCCGGACGGCCCCGCCGCCGCCGACTACATCGACAACCTCGTCCAGAAACTGAGCCATATCGCCCACCTCGCGATCAACAACATTGACGACGAGGCCGTGAAGGCCGACATCTGGAAGTCTTATTATGAAGCAGTGGGAGTTAAATATGACATTGAATGCTGAGTTTCAGATCGTTGGAGCCCTGATGCTCCTTGTGGCCGTCAACATCATCATCGCGTGGGGGATGTAACATGAGAAAGCCGGAACGCTTTGCAGGCGAGGACTACCAAGGCGAGCGCCGCAAGGGCACACGCTTTGGAACCCTGTGGGCCAACTATGAGACAGGCGAAGCCGACGTGACGCTGACGCTTGAGTTCTGCGACGAGGACTGGCTGATGCGGGCCGATCTCTTGCAGGATGTCATTGGCCTGCTCAATCGCGAGTATGAAAAAGCCCTCAATGATATTGAGAGGGCTTTCCCGGTCAAAAAAAATGACTGACCTCGTTCAACAATTACGCGACCGGATTGCGGAGCTGGAGGAAGAGATCCGCCAGATCCGCAACGACATGTTGCAGGACAGCAATGCCTTCACCCGCATCCTGTCGAAGCAGCAATCGGCATTGCTGGCGGCGATCTGTAAGAGGCCGACCGCCAACTATGCCTATCTCGACAACGTCACCGAGCATTTCGGTCTCTACAATCGATATGAGGGCGAGATGCACATTACGCTCAGGACGCGGGTCGCTGTGTGGAAGCTTCGCAAGAAGCTGAAGCAGTACGGCATTGAGGTCCAGATCCTGCGCGGCACCGGCTACTACATTGATGATGAGAACAGAGAGAAATTAAAGAAGCTGATGGAGGTGAAGGAATGATCGCAATCATTGAGATCCTGCTCGTGGTATTGGCCTGCATGATACTGGCAGGCATCATCCTCTTCGTCGCTCGTATGATCGGAACCTTGTGGGGGAAGTGAGATGACTGAATGGCAACCAATCGAAACCGCGCCAAAGGATGGAACACATTTTCTGTCAACATCCAGATATTTGGGTGGTGAAATTTTTATCTGCACTTGGAGCGACAGAACATTGGTTCACAGTGATGGAAAAGAGCATCACAGTGGTTGGTGGGTGGTTGGTATTCCTAAACGGTATTATGCTGGTTGGGGGCCATTTTATTCTCCAATCAAGCAAGATGACCTGATGCCTACCCACTGGATGCCTTTGCCTGCGCCGCCTAAAAGGGGGAAGAAAAATGGCTGATCTCATCATGCCGCGCCGCAAGTTCCTCACGGGTCTCATGGGCCTTGTGGCGGCGCCTGCGGTCGTGAAGGCCGTCAACATCATGCCGGTGAAGTCCTTTGTTGAGCCGCAGCTCTATACGTTCCCGAATAGGGTGTGGGTGGCGCCTAGCAGCGGCGTCAACCTTGCCCAGATCCGCGAGCTGCTCATGCCCGGCCTTCGAAAGATGGTGGATGACATGTACACAGAGCATCCCGGCCAATGGAAGTCGATATTTTCGGGAGAGACAGATGGTTAAAAAACGCGAGCCTTTCATCGTCCACTGCGGCGAATGCAAACACGAATGGACGGCGCTCTATTCACCCATGCTGCTTGATAAGGTCGTCACGATCACGATGTCGCTGCACTGCCCCACATGCGCCGCAGGCCCCATGCAGATCTTCTGCGGCCCCGCGCCGAAGGAGAAGGCCGATGGCTGACCTTCAAGAAAAGTCCATTGAGCTGTGGCGTGAAGAGGCTTGGAAGCTTCACGCCGAGCTTCGAAAGATGGAAGACAAGGTCGCGGGTCTGATACGCCTTGCAGCGCAGCATATGGACGAGGAGAACAAGGCCCTCGCGCGCGTCGTGATGCTGGAGCAGGCCCTTGATGACGCCCTCGGGGAGTGGGAATACAACGCCACGACCTACAAGAGTGATCCGCTTATCAAAAAACACGCGGATCTCGAACAGATCGCCCACTATCGCAAGTTGCTCAACGACAGGCTAAAGTAGGCGTCCCGAAACCGCATGGCCGATGGAGAGAATGGTCCTGCCCGCAACAGGAGTTGAGTATGAACAAGATCGCGCTGGCCCTTGTGGCCTTCACCTTGGCGCTGCCCGCCGCCGCAGACGAAATGACTGCGGCAGAGTTCTTCGCCAGAGATAAGGCAAACAAATGGACCGGCGAGCTGGTCGCCCCGAGAAACCCCTATGGGAAGCTGGTGAAGCCGTCCAAGATGACGGCGGATAAGCAGAAGGTGATCGACGCCATTGCGCTTCACGTCACCGCCCAGATCGGCTCAAAGTGGGTGGACACGGCCATGCGGATCGCGAAGCTGGAGAGCGGCTTTAGTTGCCGTGCGAAGGGTCCAAAGACCCGCCACGGCCACGCCAAGGGCGTCTTCCAGCTCATCGACAGTTCAGCGCGAACTTTAGGCTTTGACCCGGCGCAGATGTACGACTGCGATCAGAACATCCTCGCGGGGATTGCGCACATGAAGGCCTGCATTGATCTGGGCCATGTGAGCGAACCTCGCGAGATGGCGGCCTGTCATGTGGCGGGCTGGGCTAAATGGAATGTGAGGCTGGCTCGGCGCCCAGAGCTGTACAAGAGACGGTACGTTGCCCTCGCAATGAAATGATCAAATGGAGAATAAAATGAGGACGCTTGAGGAACTCCACGCACATTACAAGGCCGTTCGCGCCAGATTAGATAACCCCGTTAAGAAGGAACCCGCAGTCCGCCTCATTTACCCGGAACCAGAACCGGCGCCGTACCCAGACCCCCTCGACGTTGTGGAAGTTGTTGAAGCCCTGCCGGAGGAGCCCATTGCCGCCCCTCCGGTGGCCACTGAGACCCCTGCAAGAAAGATCCTGTCAGAGGTAGCCGAGAAGCATGGAATGCCTCCCACGGTCTTCCGCAGCAAGAGCAGGGACGCAACCTATGTGCTGTGCCGTCAGGAGGCGGCTTATCGGCTCAAGACCGAGCTGTCTTTTTCCCTGAGCCAGATTGGCCGCCTGATGGGCCACCGGGACCACACGACCGTCCTCCACGCCATCCGTCGATACGAAAAAAATCTCGCCCTCGGCTTGGGGCCTTGGGCGAGCAAGTGCGTCTCGAACGCCTGTGTCACTCAGGTGGAACCCACAGGCGCGACATGATCATGGATGATCTCAGCTCATCATGCAAGGAGGCCCTTCCCCAGTCGGGGGAGGGTCAACCCATATTAGGGGTGACGATATTGGAGCTTCGGCTCTTTTCGTGCCGCTACATAATTGGCTCCGACGAAAACGTCGGGGCCATTTTTTGTGGGAGCCAGACGGCCAAGGGCTCCTACTGCCAGACCCACTACAGCCTGTGCTACATCAAGACCAAGCCGCTCACTTGATATTCATAAAGCTGCTCAGGCAATAGCGCCCGAGGCCCTTCCACGGCTCGACGCCGTCCTTCATTTTGACTTGCGTGACGCCGTGGCGCAGGCAGGACGGGAAGATGATCAACATATTGTTCTCGACCAAAATTGTTTCGTCGAGGTCCGAGAAGACCAGATCGCCGCCCTCGAAATTCCGTGGCTCTTTGAAATGCCAAGAGAGCGCGGTGACCGTCGCTGTATCCGAGTGCGGTTTGTAGTGATCCGTGGCCTCGTAATAGCTCAACAAGGTCGTGTCTGCGTTCACCGCATTGATGCACTTGGTGAGCGGGTGCAGATCCGCAAAAGCCTTGAACACGGGCGCCGAGAAAATTTTCCGGTTGACCTTCAGGATGTTTGACATCGAACGGTCGGCATAGATGTTGTCGAGGAAGACGCCCCTGTTCTTCTTCATCATCGGATTGAGCTGGCCGGTGGCCTGCGGTGGCTGGAGCTTGTGCTTGTGCGTCAAGAACTCCAGCTCTTGCCAGATCAGGGCCTGTTCCTCATCGGTGTAGAAGTTTCGCACGAGTAGGTAGTAGGGGTGCGGCGTTTTAAGGATCTCCATTACAGGATCTCCTTCAACTTGAAGGCGACGGTGACGCGCAGATCGGTACAAAAGCGCGATGGATCAGCGCCAAAGTGATAGAGGGTGCTGTTGAACATGCATGCGCAGTTCCGTTTTGGATAGGCCGTGTGGGTCTGGCCGTCCTCAAACACAACAGTCTGGCCGCCCCACCTGACGTCCCACTCGGGGTTCACATAGAAGACGAAGGTCTTGTAAAGCTCTGGCGCATAAGTCTCGGGGTCAACGTCTGTATGGGCGTCGCCGGGGAGGCCGTGCGTCTGGCCATTGGCGTAGACGCGCTCAATCTCAAACTTCTTGCCGGTCAGTTCTTCAATCCGAAGGAGAAATTTGTCGTGGAAAAAAGGATCTGCGGAAAGGTCCATATACCAGAACTGGATCTGCGCCGGGCTCAGTTTGCTGAAGCCGCTGAACTTCCACTCGTTCCCGTGAAGGGTTTTGGCGACGACATAAGCGTAATCGTCCTCGGAGAGGACATCCTCAAACCACTGCATATTGACCCCCTCGGTCAGCTAGTCGTGGTCGAACCATACACTGTGCCGGACACCCCGCCAACAAACCAGTTGGACCCAACCACTGAATAACCGGGGGCGCCACCGCTTGAGCCCGCCGAGCTTCCGTAATTTCCAAGCGAGCCGCCACTGGCGCCTGCCTGCGCGCCTTGGCCACCGCCACTGCCACCAGACCCTCCGCTGCTGACGCTGCCAGCCTGACCGTTCGCGGCCCCATAATATCCTGTCTGCCCGGCGGCGCCGCCTGCTCCGCCAACGTAGCCAGCGCCACCGCCGCCTCCGCCACCGGGTATGGGCCAGCGATTTTGGTTCTGCGTGTCCTGCGCCCAATTGCCGCCACTGCCCCCGCCGCCGCCGCTCCCGATCACGCCGGAGTTTTGCATTTGGATGAAGGCCTGCCCTTGGCCGATAGCGTAAATCGCATTTCCGCCGTTGAAGCCGCCCTGAAGGGTAAAGGCGCCGTGGCCACCGTCGCCGCCAGCGCCGACAATGTAGCCGGAATTTTGAATAACGAGAATGTCGCCATTGGAGAACGATGCGTTGAGGGCGTATGCGCCTGTGCTGCTCGCGCCAATCGTCCCGCTGTTGGTCACGACGCCATAGGTCTTGCCAGCCGCGTAATGCCCCGAGCTGGTAAACGCCGAGACAAGATTGACGTCAGCGACCGTCCCGCCGTTTTGGTATTGAGCGTAGGCGTGGCCCTGAAGCTGGTTCATGGCGATAGTCGTGCCAGACGTCGTCTGGACGCCCGTGTTCCCCGCAGACGCCACTCGGCGCACCAGATTGGCGTCCAGCGTGAGGGGCGCGGTCGCCTGCAACCCAAGCTCGGTATTGATGTCCGAAAAGCTGATGGCGCCAGTGGGGAGTGTCATTACTTGCTCTCCAGAGCCTCGACCCGAGCGGCCAGTTCCTTGACGGCCTCAATCAGGACGCCCACGAGATTGCCGTAGGCGACGGACAGGACGCCATTGTTGTCCTGCACGACCTGCGGCACAACCTCTTGCACTTCCTGCGCGACGACGCCGATGCCGGGCTGGCCGGTGTTGATCATCTCGAACGTCACGCCGCGCATTTTTTTGACGAGGCCGAGCGCATGCTCAATCGTCTGGATGTCGCGCTTCAGGCTGCGGTCAGAGAAGGCCGTAATGTTGCCAGCGGCAGTGATGGTGGTGCCTGCGGTGATGGCGGTCGTCGCCGCGATGGTCGTGCTGGAAGTTATGGCATTGGCCGCCATAGTGGCAGTCACGGTG